TTTAAACAACCTGACAATATTGAGGTAGGTTCTTTTTCAGCATTGACTGATAGGAAAATATCTAAAGATACTGCTCAGAAATATGGAGTTAAAGTTGTTCATGATTTACAAGGGAATGTAATTAAACACATGTATCCATTTTATAATGGGTATGAAATATCAGCTACTAAGACAAGGAGTGTTAAAGATAAGATATTCTTCTGGCACGGCACTAAAGCAGAGACTGGATTATTCGGTCAACAACTTTTTAAAGGTGGTAAGTATATTACTATTACCGAAGGAGAGTGTGATGCTATGGCTGCCTATGAACTACTAGGTAGTAAGTGGGCAGTTGTGTCTATTAAAAGCGGAGCTTCTGGAGCAGTCAAAGATATTAAAGAAAGTTTAGAGTTCTTTGATGATTTTGAAAATGTTATTATCGCATTTGATAATGACAAAGCAGGTAAAGAAGCTTCGCAAAAAGTAGCTAGACTGTTTAAACCTAGCAAGGCTAAGATACTTTCTTTACCCAATGGTTGGAAAGACCCTAACGATATGCTTAGAAGCAATAGGCATAAAGAGTTTGTCGAATCTTGGTGGGCATCTAAAGTTTATACACCATCTGGTGTTATAAATGTATCTGAACAAAGAGATAAGTTCCACAACAGAGAAAAGAAAACAAGCATACCTTATCCTTGGCAAGGACTTAATGAAAAACTTTATGGTCTTAGACAGGGAGAACTTGTAACTCTTACAGGTGGTACAGGTCTTGGTAAGTCTTCGGTAACTAGAGAGCTAGAACATCACTTAATAAAAAGCACGACAGATAATGTTGGAGTGATTGCTCTTGAAGAAGACTGGCGAAGAACTATCGATGGCATCTTATCTATCGAAGCTAACGCTAGACTTTACATAGACCAAGAACGAGAGAACTTTAGTAAAGAAGAATTAGATAAATTCTTTGATGTTCTTTACGATGGAAACAATAAGAACAGAGTATGGGTACATTCTCACTTTGGTACAAATGATATTGATGATATATTTTCTAAACTAAGATACATGATTATCGGCTGTGAATGTAAGTGGGTAGTTGTAGACCACCTCCACATGTTAGTAAGTGCTGTCCATGAAGGCGATGAACGTAGAGCCATAGATTCTATTATGACAAAGCTGAGAAGTTTGGTTGAAGAAACAGGAGCAGGTATTGTTTTAGTTTCTCATCTTCGTAGAGTTGACGGTAACAAAGGACATGAGAACGGTATTGAAGTATCTCTATCCCATCTAAGGGGTTCAAATAGTATTGGACAATTATCAGATTGTGTGATAGCATTAGAAAGAAATCAACAGTCAGATGATATTGACGAAGCTAGGACTACTAAGATGAGAGTTCTTAAATCTAGGTACACTGGAGATGTAGGACTTGCCTCGCATTTACTTTATGATAAAGATACTGGCAGGTTATCAGAAGTAGATATGTCAGATATTAATGTTGATGAAACATCAGAAGGATTTTAATTATGGATTTAGTATTTGACATAGAAACAGACGATTTAAAAGCCACTAAGGTTTGGTGTATTGTTGCTCAAGATGTAGACACGAATGAAATATTTAAGTTTCCACCTAGTAAACTTGATGAGGGTGTGAAACTATTACAGTCGGCAGATAAACTAATAGGACATAATATTATTGGTTTCGATATTCCAATGATTCAAAAGTTTTTTGATGTTGATTTGAACGATAAAGAAATTCTTGATACTCTTGTTTTGTCTAGGCTTTTCAATCCAACTCGTGATGGAGGACACAGCTTAGAAAAGTGGGGGTATAAATTAGGCTTCAATAAAATTGAGTTTGAAGACTACCAAAACTACTCAGCCGAAATGCTTAAATATTGTGTAAGAGATGTACAACTAAATACTTTAGTTCTTAAACAATTAAAAAAAGAAGCTAAAGGATTTTCTAAAGATTCAGTTTGTCTTGAACATCACATTGCTGACATAATGAAACAACAAGAGAGAGATGGTTTTAAGTTCCATGAGATGAGTGCTAATTTATTATTAGCAGAACTCAGAGAAAGTATGCAGTCTATTGAAGATGAAGTACATGAAACTTTTCAACCTCGTTGGGTAGATGAGAAGTTAGTTACACCTTATATTAGAAAAGATGGAGTTCTTTCTAAGAGAGGACTTACTGACGATGAATATAAAAGATGTTTAAACACTTCTAACTACGAACCGTTTATGAGAAAAACTTTACAAGAGTTTAATCTAGGCAGTCGTAAACAGATTGGAGAATATCTTACTGACTTTGGTTGGAAGCCAGATAGATTTACACCTACTGGTCAACCTATTGTAGATGAGAAAACTTTATCAGAGATAACTCATATACACGAAGCTAATCTAATTGCTAAGTTTTTATTACTGCAAAAAAGAATTGCACAAATAGAATCGTGGTTAGAAGCTGTTCAAGAAGACGGCAGAGTTCATGGGTTTGTTATACCCAACGGAGCTATTACCGGAAGAATGACACACAGGAATCCTAACCTAGCACAAGTACCTAGTAGTTCTAGTCCTTACGGTAAAGAATGTAGGTCTTGTTGGGTAGTGGAAGAAGGAAATAAATTAGTAGGTATAGATGCTAGTGGCTTAGAATTAAGAATGTTAGCACACTATATGAATGATAAGGAGTTTATAAATGAAATCATTAACGGAGACATACACACCTCTAATCAAAAACTTGCAAAACTTAAATCAAGAGATAAGGCAAAAACTTTTATCTATGCCCTCATGTACGGAGCAGGAGATGAAAAACTTGGCAAAGTGGTTGGAGGAAATACATCTGATGGCAAAAGAGCTAGACAGTATTTCTTTGATAATAAACCAGAATTTAAGTCTCTTAGAGATAGGGTACAGAGAGCAGCAGCTAAGAAGTACCTCAAGGGTTTAGATGGCAGAAAATTATATATTAGAAATAACCATGCAGCACTTAATACTTTATTACAGGGAGCAGGTGCTATCGTTATGAAGAAAGCACTATCTTTATTAGATAGTCAATTAAAATTAAATACTGTCGACTATAAATTCGTTGCGAATATACATGACGAATGGCAAGTTGAAGTGAGGGAATCTCAAGCAGACTTTGTAGGACTTCGTGCAGTCGAAGCTATCATAGAAGCAGGAGAACATTTTAATCTTCGTTGTCCTTTAGATGGCGAATACAAAGTAGGAGATAATTGGAGTGAAACACATTAATATAAAACCAAAAAACAGAGACATTAGAGCAGATGGAAAAATGTATGATGGAACTACTTGGAGAAAGAGAGGTATTAATCATCATCTTAATGAAGATGGTTTAGTATTTTATAAAAGAAAGTTTAGAACTATCGAAGGCTACTTACAGCAAGGAGGCAACTTAACTAAATTAGTCTTTGGTAAGATAAAGAAACCACAAGCTATAAGTAAGGTTGCTAAAATGTTATACAACAAAGAAGAAAGTGGAGACATATATATTATAAGTAACCCTTCTTGGAAAGGTTGGATAAAAGTTGGCATGGCTATTGATGCTAAAGATAGATGTAATCAATATCAAACCTCTAGTCCTTTTAGAGATTATAAATTACATTACAGTAGATTTTTTAATGATAGAAAAATTGCTGAGAAAAAAGCACACAGACTATTAAAGAAAAACTCTGAACAGAAAAAAGGAGAATGGTTTAAGATTACTAAACAAGATGCTAAAAATATAATAGAAACAATATGAAAAATTTAGATAACTTAGTAGAGGATATTTATTCTAAGCTTTCTGTTTTAGGAGAAGGCAAACCTCTTGATGCTAGTCCTGAAGATATAGATGCTTTAGGAGAAAGTATTAAAGAAGTTCTACATCACTGGGCTAATCCATCGCCAAGAAGTTCTGACATGTTAAGAATGTCTAACATAGGTAAGCCAACAAGACAGTTGTGGTATGATTTAAAATCAGAGAATGAAACTACTGAGTCTTTACCTCCTCCGTTATTTATTAAATTTTTGTATGGACACTTATTAGAGGAAGTATTATTATTTTTAGTAAAGATTTCTGGACACAAAGTAGATGACGAACAGAAAGAAGTAACTGTTTCAGGAATAAAAGGACACATGGATTGTACTATAGACGGAGAAGTGGTAGATGTTAAGACTGCTTCAGGCTTTGCTTTCAAAAAATTTAAAGACGGTACGTTAGCAGAGCAAGATACCTTCGGCTATCTTCCACAACTTGCAGGTTACGAAGAAGCTGAAGGTACAAATAAAGGAGGCTTCTTAGTTATGAATAAAGAAACAGGAGAGTTAGCTTTATTCAGACCTTCTGACTTTGATAAACCAAATATTAAAAATAAAATAAGAGATGTTAAGAAAGCAATAAAGCTTGACAAACCACCTCAAAAATGTTATAATGCAGAACCAGAAGGTAGCTCTGGCAATATGAAACTTGCTAAAGGATGCGTATATTGTAGACATAAGTTTGAATGTCATTCAGATGCTAACGATGGATTAGGGCTGAGAGTATTTAAATATGCAAGAGGCTATACTTATTTAACACAAACACCAAAACCACCTAAAGTTGTAGAGGTTACAAATGAATGGCAGAAAAGCAAAAAGACTACGTAAACATTCTAAACAATTATTAATAAGATGGATTAGGTCTATGACTCCTGATGGAGAAGATGCAACTAAAATTACTGCAAAAAATTTACATGAATTTTTACCAGAAGATACTCACATATTTGCTAATAATAAATTTATGGTTAGTGCTTATAGTCTCAGATGGTTCTACAAAAAAGTAAAAGAAAATCCTAATGCTACATTAGAGGAGATAATGAATGGCTCGTAGAAAACCTAGAAAGATAAGACCTAAAGATAAAAATGCACCTAGAGGATATGATAGTTCATGGGAATATGAAATACATCAAAGATTATTTAGTGATTGGTTACACCATTATGACACAGTAAAATATAGTATACCTAAAAAATATGAACCTGATTTTGTAAAAGTATTTGATAAAGATAAAGTTATTTTAATAGAGGCTAAAGGAAGATTCTGGGATTATGCAGAGTATAGTAAATATATACATGTCAGAGATGCTTTAGAAAACAACGCTGAATTAGTTTTCTTTTTTCAAAAACCTTTAGCACCTATGCCTCAGTCTAAAAAACGTAGAGACGGAACTAAAAGAACTCATGCTGAATGGGCTGAAGCAAATAACTTCAGATGGTTTGACGAAGATACATTACCGGAGGAATGGAAGAATGACTCGACACAAAACAATTAATGATATAATAAACGAACAAGAAAGAGATTTAGAAATAGAAAAAGAAAGAGATATGGTCAACAACCCTAAACATTATAATACAGGAGAGATTGAATGTATAGATGCTATTGACTCTATGTTAACCTCAGAAGAATTTATAGGATACTTACGAGGTAATTCTTTAAAGTATCGTTGGAGATTTAGATATAAAAACGGTACTGAAGATTTGAAGAAAGCAGAATGGTATGAAAAAAGACTATTAGAATTATTAGACAAAATAGAATATTACAGATAAAAATTATGGTAGAAGATAAAGTAGGACAAAAACCTTATTTAGGTATTGAGATAAATTACGATAAAGAAAAAAAGCTAGACAAGTTTAGTTTAGATACATTAAGAGATAGATATTTCTGGGAGGAAGAAACACATGCACAAGAAGCTTTTGCTAGGGCTGCAGTATTTGCTGCCACCTTCAAGGGTGTTACGGATTATGAAATGGCTCAAAGACTGTATAACTACAGTTCCGATTGTTGGTTCATGTTTAGCACTCCTATACTTAGTAACGGGGGAACAACTCGTGGTCTTCCCATTAGCTGTTTTCTTAATTATGTTCCCGATAGTCGTGACGGTTTATCTTCTCACTATGACGAAAATATTTGGTTGGCTAGTTCAGGTGGTGGAATTGGTGGATACTGGGGAGATATTAGGAGTAATGGTATTTCTACTTCTAGCGGGAGTCGTTCTACTGGAAGTATTCCATTCATCCATGTAGTTGATTCTCAGATGTTAGCCTTTAACCAAGGCGTAACTAGACGTGGTAGCTACGCTGCATATATGGATATATCGCATCCAGAAATTGAAGAGTTTATAAACATGAGAAAAGAATCCGGTGGCGATATAAACAGAAAGTGTTTAAACTTACACAACGGTATTAACATAACTAATGATTTTCTTAAAGCTGTTAGAGATGATGCAGACTGGAGATTGATAGACCCTAAAACAAACGAGGCAGTTAAAACTATAAACGCTAGAGAGTTATGGTGGCAGATTATATATGCAAGAGCCGAAACAGGCGAACCTTATATGATAAACATAGACAACTGTAATGATGCTTTACCACAAGGACAAAAAGATTTAGGCTTAGAAATAAAACAAAGCAACTTATGTTCAGAGATAACTCTACCCACTAACGAAGAAAGAACAGCAGTATGTTGTTTGTCTAGTGTTAACTTAGAACATTATGATGAATGGTCTAAAGATGATTACTTTATAAAAGATTTAATAACTATGTTAGATAATGTTCTACAACATTTTATTGAGAATGCTATTGACACATCGCAACTGGGAGAGTATAATGCTAATTATAAGAGATTTAAAGGATATGTTAAAGATGGCAAAGAGGGATTTACAAAAGCTGCTTACTCGGCTTACAGAGAGCGTTCTTTGGGATTGGGTGCGATGGGTTTTCATGCCTATCTACAATCAAACGGTATACCTTTTGAAGGAATCCAAGCTACGGGATTCAACTATCAAGCGTTTAAACACATTAAAAATAAAGCTACGAAAGCTAGTCAGGAACTTGCTGATATTCGTGGTGAAGCACCTGATGTATCTGGTTCTGGGATGCGTAATGCTCATCTCCTTGCCGTTGCTCCTAACGCTAGTAGTAGTATTATATGTGCTGGTACGTCTCCCTCAGTAGAACCTTACAGGGCAAATGTCTTTACTCACAAAACTTTATCAGGTAGTTATCAGGTAAAAAATAAATACTTAGAAAAAGTTTTAAAAAGTAAAGGATTAAAAGGAGAAGAACTTGAAAACGTTTGGAAAGATATTACCGGTAATAATGGCTCAGTACAACATCTTTCTATGTTAGATGATACGGAAAAAGAATTATTTAAAACTGCAAATGAGATAAATCAAATATGGATTATTGAACATGCTCATAAACGACAAGAGTTTCTCTGTCAGAGCCAATCAATAAATCTATTCTTTGTGTTGCCTAAAGCAACTGAAGAACAAAATTCACACGATGAATACATGCAGTATGTAAATGATGTGCATTGGTATGGTATGCATAAATTAAAATCACTATACTACTTTAGGTCTGATGCAGCTAGAGCAGCAGAGAATGTTAATATAAAAGTTCCACGAATAAAACTAGATGAAGTGGAATGTATAGCTTGTGAGGGATAATATGAAACACAGTATAGCAATGTTATTAGTTGGAGTCTTAGGTATCGGTGGGATACTTTATACAGCTATAGCAAACGCAGACGTGTCTGGATATGGAGATGTACATGGTTGTTGGGGAGAATGTTATGAAGAATATACTGCAAAGTATGGTACATTTACAGAACAACTAGAAGCAAAAAGAGTTGCAATGCAAACAGAAACACCTGCTGATAAAGGTGCTAAGATATATGTTAATTGTAATATGTGTCATGGTATGAAAGGAGAAGGAGGTATTGGACCGAAATTATCCGGCAGTACATCTATTGTAAAAATGTTAATGCAATATAAAAATGGAGAGACTAGGGGTGCACAATCTGCTCTCATGTGGGGTCAAGCTGCTAACCTAACTCTTGAAGACATGGAAAATTTACAAGCTTACATTGATAGTTTATGAAACCAAAACATGTTAAAAGATTTGAAGATTCTTTATCGTATCCAAAGTACACTGAAGAAGATAAAAAGAAAGGTATGAATAATAAAGACCTAGATTTTATGACAAAGAACCCTATGTTTTGGGCAGTAATACTACCGTCTATTTTTGTAATCGGTATAGGTATACTACCTTTTATAACAATGTTTATCTTTTTTGACAAACCAGAATTTCTTAAACCATGAGGAGAAAATAATTATGGCTGAATATGCAGGAGCATTATTGTATAAAGCTCTACAAACAAAATACAAAGCAGAAAAAGCAGAAGCACAAGCTAACTTAGAAATATACTTTACTAATAAAGTAGGAGTTGCAGAACATCCTAATGTTGTAGAGTCTATGGATAAACTTATGGAACAATACGCTAATGCAGATGAAAAACTAAGAATACTAGAGGAGGAATTTTAATGAGTCTATTAGGAACAAGAGATTATTACAAACCATTTGACAACCCATGGATGTTTGATTACTATGTATTACAAAATCAAATGCATTGGATGCCAGAGTCTGTACCATTACATA